CTTGTTCGCGCGCTTCATTTGCCGCCACGCCGATCTAGTCCCGTCCATCCACATGCCGCTCTCGTACCTCGCCTGCGGCCTGACTGATCGCCTCATCGAAACCCTCGACATGCCGCAGCTTGACTCCTACGTCACGCGCAAGCTCCGCCACGAACTCTGGCGCCGACAGATCGACTGGAAAACACCGAAGGGCCGTGCCGCGCTCGATGAACTGATAAACGGCTCGATGATCCGCCCGGCCATGCTCAACATCCGCATGTTCCGGCGTCTCTTTAAGTCCTCCGTCATCACGCACGCCGGCACGCTCTTTATCGCCACGGTTGACCCGAACGAAACCATCAAGATCACGCACGCGGTCGATCCGAAGGCGTGGGAGTTTTGCGATCAGATCGGGCAGACGGTTCTCAGCGGCACCTACCGCGACTTCTTTCCAGACAGGATTCCCGAGGGCGACATCACCAAGCTCGTCACGCAGAAACGCATCACGCTCGGCGGGCGAACCATCTCGCATCCGCAGACCACAATCCAGGCCAGCGGGCTGAATACGAAAGAAGAATCCGCGCACTACTCCACATTCGTGGACGACGACATCGTGGTCGATCTGAATTCATCGCCCGACATGCTGCGCGAAGTGCTCAAGTACATGAAGCGCGGAACCGGCTACTACATGCCAACGCGCCGCATCCGGCGCATCTACGTCGGGACAAAGCATGACGAGGACGACGACGACACGCTCCTTACGACCGGCGCGATGTCCGAGCAGTGCCTCACGCTGCGCGTTCCGATCGAGGAGTACGATCACCGCGTCACGAACATTCTGGAGCGCGGCAAGCCGACGTGCCCCGAACTCTTTCCGTCCGAAAAGATCGCCGCAGAGCAGGCGCACGTTCTGAGTGGTGAGCAGGACGAGGACGGATACCGCACGTGGTGGAATCAGTATCTATTGTCCGCCACTGGTGGCACGCTTCGCCTCTTTCCGCCAGAAGTCGTCGATGATCCTGACCGCTGGTGGATGGGGCCGTTCGAGCATCCGTCCGATGCGTGGGCGCGGCGTGGGCACTACCTCATCGCGCGCTTCCGGCGTGACAAGGCGGGCCAGCCGATAGCCAAAGCAAAAGAGAAGATCCACGACAAGGGCGGACGCCTGACCGATGACTGGCGCAACAAGGCGGAGATCATCTCGTGCGATCCGTGGGCAGAACTCGATCGCGTCATCCTCGTTGACCCCTCGTGGGCTGACAATCAGGACTCCGACAACTGGGCCGTGTCGTGCGTGGGGCAGGACATTGACGGCGTGCGCTTCCAGCTCCACACCATGTCCGACATCACGGGAATCGAGGGCTGGGTGTCAGCTCTTTGCTATCTTGACGAGATGTGGCACCCGCGAACGATCGGATTCGACGGCACGGCGGCGCAAGACCCAGTCATTCAGAACCTCATGCGCACGGATCGGCGGTTGCGGCGTCTGGCTTCGCGCATGGCGAAGGTGAATCAGACGAGCAAAGCGAAGGCCACGCGCATGCAGGAGGGCGTAGCGGAACCGCTCATGGTGTACCGCTTTTTGCTCGCGCCGCCGCACCGTGAGAATGGTGTGGATAAGTTCGGTGGTAACATCACGCGAAGCGAGCTGAAAGCCATCAAATCCACGCCCAAACATTCCGTGCGCACCGATCAGGACGGCATCGCGGATTCGCTCTCGATGGCTGGGGCGGTGATCCGTTCCGCGCGCAAGGCCGTGCCGCCGCTCAATCGTGGGCGAGTATCAGTTGATCCGTTCCTCGGCGTACCAATGCGATGAAACTCTCAGAACTTCTCTCCGCCGAAATCGAGTCCGTCAAGATGGAGATGGACCCGAATGGTCACATGCGCGTCATGCTCATCGAGGAGGAACTGCACAAGGTCAACTCGTTTCTCAAGGGAGAACTCGATCGCACCTACGACGACTGGGTTCCAATCTGGAACGAGTCGGTTGAGAATCTCGAAACCTACCGCACCGTGAAGATTCCTATTCCTGACGGCGGGCAGTCGATCTACCCCGCGCCCATCGCACGCATCCCGGCCGATCAGATCATCGCCTCCGTGTACAACGCGATCATGAAGCCGCGCCCAGTGTTTTCTATCGACTCGTATCTCGGCGCGACGTACTCGATTCCATCAGCGCAGGCTCCGCCGCAACCGGGGCCGAACGGCCCGGAGCCATCGCCGCCGGGGATGGTCACGACCACACCGTCAACAGCAGAGCAGGTCGCGCACCGCATGGAGCAGGGCTACGACTTCGTTGTGCGCGAACGCATCTGCATGGGGCAAAAACTGCTGCGCGGGATCAAGGGCGCGGTGTGCGGCTCGCCGTACTGGTGGAAGGTCGTCGCTGATCCGCAGATCACGACGACCATGTCCGCGAAGTCTGACGGCGCCGTGATTGACCTGAATGACAAGTACGAAGAGACGCGCCTGCGCGGAGACATCGTGAAGTGGTATCTCGTGCCATTCACGAACGGCATGATGCCCATCGACGCGGATTCTATCGACACGGCGGACTGGTTCGCGGAACGAAAGCCGATGCGCTCCGATGAACTGGCCAAGCGGTATGCGACGGGCGATTTGTTTCTCGTGAAGGACGATGGCGAGGCTTCAACGCTCTGCTCGGATACCGTCGATCAGGTTGACCAGTTCCGTGCGCGCGCCGCCGTGAGCACGGAAAAGAAGATGCCCTCCGCGCCCACGCAGGTCGCAGATACGTGGCTCACATGGTTCTACTGGGACGTGAAATACATCGACCCCAACGCGCCGCCACGGATTGACGGAAAAAAGGAGTGGAAGATCAAGCGGCTTTCTCTGCTCGGCGACTTTCACCTGAGCGGGGGCAAGCTCATGACGTGCTTCCTGAATCCGTACGAGCACCAGTGCCGCCCCTACGAGCTTGTCGATCAGATGGACGAGGGCGACTGCACCGTGGGGCGCCTCAAGTACCACCAGACCATGTTCACCTACGCGGCGCAGGCGGAGATCAAGAACGCCTTCACCGCCGTCAACGTCGGGTACTGGCACGATCCAAACGCAGTCGATACGGCAGACTTCTTCGCCGCGAAGCACGTGATCGGAACGGGCGATCACATCCCCGGCATCAAGGAAAAGGAGTGGGGTACGTACCGTGCGGGCGAGGGCTTCACGTACTCGATGCTCGATCTGTTGAAGTTCTTCCTGTCGATGTCGCAACTCGACTCGCGGGAGAACGAGTTCACGATGGGCGGACGCCCGCCTGGGCGAACGCCGGCTGCGACCACATCGCAGGTGTACGCGCACGCAGAGGAAGTCAAGACCATGCTCCTCGCGCGCCTGTCCGTGAAGCTCTCCAGACTCCTGCGGCTCGACGCTGAGACGCGCCGTCAGTACCAGCCGCTCGGCGAAGTGCTCCCGGTGTGGGACGAGGAGGCGAAAGCTACCATCGAGATTCCGTTCCGCTTCCCGGTGGGCGACGTGCTCGACAACTTCCGCATGGCACTCACGGCGGCGGACGAAGTATTGACACAGGAGCGCGACCCGCAGCAGATCATGATGCGCAAGCAGGCGCTCATGGCGGACGGCGAGTACGTGGCGAAAGTCATCGCCGCGATTCTTAACTTACAACAGCCGCTCCCGGCGTCGGCGGTCGAACTCTTTGCGAAAGTTGTGAAGCGCGATCAGCAGTTGATGCGCAGGCTCATGGGGCAGATGGTGACGGACGAGGAGAGCTATGATCTCACGCCGGAACTTGAAGCGTTGATCGCAGAGCGCAATCAGCAGCTTCAGCAACAACAGCAGCAACAGGCGCAGCAGGCTCAGATGGAGCAGGCGTCACAAACGCAGGTAGGATTGCGAGGTCAAAATGCTCAAGGCGCGAGTGGAACTGGGCCGGCTCCTCCCGGAGCAGGAAGTGGAGGCGGACCAAATCCGGGAGGCCCACCGCCTCCTCAGCAGCAACCTGCTGTTCCAGCACATGCTGCGCCGCCTCCAGCGCCGATACCTGGAGCTGGCCCTCCAGCGAGCGTCCAGTGATCGCCCGGAATATGAGTTCGACGCCGGGGTTGCGGCTGGTGCGTACAAAATGCTGGAAACAATCGACACGGTACTGACCGAAGCCCTGCGCAAGCGCGAGGCTCAGGAGAACGAGAATGGCGAGAGAACGGCGAATACCTAATGATGGCTCGGAGGTGGACTCGGCCAAAGACCTCGCCGCGTTCGTCCAGTCGTTTCCGCAGAGTGGTGAGGAGCCGCCCTCACCACCGGCCACGGAGCCACCTCCAGAACCGGCACCTGTAACGCCGGTTCAGGTTTCTCCGCCCGCCGATCGTGAAGCCGAACTTCTGGCCGAGCGTGAGCGCGTCAAACAGTTGCAAGCGGAACTCGACCGCGAGAAGCGCGAGCGCGAGCAGGAAGCGACGACGCGCCGCGTGCTCGCTGAGCAGCAGCCGCCGCGACCACCAGTGCCGCCGCCACCCGCTCCTCCGCCGCGCGAAGATCCACGTCTCCAGCAGATCGACGATCTGTGGTTCAGCGATCCGCCGAAAGCACGTGCTCTACTTCGTCAGGTGCAGCAGGAAGAAACGCAGCGCACGATTCAGGAGGAGCGCGGCAAGATCAAGCAAGAAGTGTTCGGCGAGCTTGACGCGCGCACGCAGCGCCAGCAGGGAACAGACGCCTACCAGAGCGCGATTACGTACCTTCGCGGACAGGGCGTGCCAGAGGAACAGATCAACGTCGATCGCATCACGTCCGTCTACACCGTCATCACGCGCAAGCCAACTCCGCAGTCCCCGAACCCGTACTACACGGCGGGCGGGCCAACGAATGCGAACGTGATCGTCGGGGCGTGGCGTGATCTGTTCGGATTGCCGGGCAATCAGACCTACACGCCGCCACCAGCGCCAGTTCCAGCAACTCCGCCGGGATCGGGACGGCCCGCACCCGCAGCGGCCCCGCCGCGTGGTGATCGCGCCGCGCCGCTATCAGCGGACATGAAGCGCGACATCGAGCACATGGCTGAAACCTTCAACCTCGACAAAGACAAACTCATGGCCCGAAGGCGCGCACGAATTGCGCAGGAGAAATAACCATGTGTGTCGTCAGCATGATCTCGCAGCACTTTAAGGACAAGTGGCCGCAGCCGTGTCAGTGGACGATTCCGAACTATCTCGACTTCACGGAGCTGATGCGAAAGGCAAAGCTCTACGATGAGATGACCGCCCAGAAGGATTGTGAGGCTGCCGACAAGACGAAGTGGCGCGAGGAAGTAGAGAAATACCTTGTCGAGAAGTACGGTCTGAAAAGTATAGAGGAGGCAACTCATGCCGAATTACGGTGACGTTGTACTCAATCTCCCCCCCGACTGGTCGCGCTCGCGCATCGCCGGCGATCCGTCTTTCGTCCTGACAACTGTCGGACACGAAAATGGTGTGCCGGACGCATACCTCACGGACAAGCCAGATCAGGAGCACCAGTTTCGCTGGTGCGCGACCGACGATCAGAGCGGAACCTCCACGCTCCGCACGCAGCACTACGCCTTTTGCACGCGCAAGAACTGGACGAAGAACCCGAACCTGTGGGAGTGGGACGGCGAGGGGTTCATTCTGCACAACGGGCAGCGCCTCATGGCCCGCGAGAAAGAGTGGTTCATCAAAGACCGCGAAGAAAAAGAACTCGCTGAACAGGCACGCGAACGGCGACGTGGCGTGACGCAGGAAGAAGAACAGTCCATGCGGCGTCTTGAATCGCAAGGTGCTATCATCGAGGACGAACGAGGCAGGCCGCTCAAGCCGCTCTCCAAGACTGAGCAGCAAAAGAAGAACTGGTAACGGAGTCCTGCGATGGCTACACAAAACTCGGCATCACTCCCGTCCTCATTCGGCGATTCTGGCTTTGGCGTCTCGCCAACAGGCCCTGCTGGATCGGGCGGCATTGCCGCAGACCTGATCGAAGAATTTACGGCAGGCAAGGGCACCACACTCGAGTCAGGCATCGCCGCCGTGGGCACGATGTCCACCGTGTTTCATTCTGGCGGGCAGGGCGCGATCTCGACCACAACGCCCGGCACTGACACCACGCCCGTCAACACCGAGACGTACATCGTGGAAGTGGTCATCCCGTACCTCGTCACCATCACCGGCATCGCGCTATTCAACGGATCAGCGGCAGCCGGCAACGTGCAAATCAGCCTCGCCGACTCCACAGGCGCACCGATTGCGGCGGCTCTTACTGCGTCCACCGCGCAATCCGGTACCGCTGCGTACCAGCAGATTCCGTTCGCCACTCCGTATGTTGCGGTCGGCCCGCAAAAGTATTTCGTCATGGTGCAGTTCGACACGAACTCGACTCCGCGTTTCCGCGCGCACGTCATCGGAAACTTCGGCACGCAGAAGCAGACAGCCGGGACGTATGGAACGTTCGTGGCATTCACTCCCGCGCTCACGTTCACCACGAACCAAGGCCCAATCTGTGATACGTACTGAGTTGTGGTAAACTTTTTCCAGCAGTAGCGAGACTTCTTCCGGTCAAGCGCCTCCCGCTGAACCTGCTCCATCCAAGAAGCTACGCCATCCAACGATGGAGGATTAGCTTATGGCGGCAGTCACAGGCGCCACCGCAACAATCGCACGGCCCGGACGGCGCAAGGTCGGCGCAAAAGTCCGGCAGAAGCCCGAAGCCTCATCCCTCACCTTTCCGGTCGGCGCCCTGCTCGCGCTTCTCAACGGCAGCGTCTCCGCCGGATCAACGGGTCAGCTTCAATCGACGGGCCTGCTCGGTCTTGCAATCAACTCCGGGCAGAACCTAACGGCCAACGGCCTGAAGAACTGCACGTACTTCGCCTTCGAAAAGGGCGAGGCCATCAAGCTCACCTTCGCAGTCTCGAACTGGACAGGCTCGGCGCATCGCGGCATCACGGCGGGCCTCTCGATGGATACCAACGGCTCGGTCGTAGTCAAGAGCGGCGGCGCGTCCACCTGCGGCACCATCATCGACGCCGTGGACTGGGACAGCGGCCTCACGGTCGGCCCGGTTGCAGACGGCGACGTAAACCCGGTCGTGTATTTCGTTCTCGCGGACACCGCGTTCCTGGTGCAGTAAGGAGAATGATCCATGACTTACTGGACTAAATCGGACGCAATCAACATCATCCGCGACCTCATCGACGAGTCGTGGGAAGTCGAGACGCCGGAACAAGAGGCAGTCTACTCGCAGTATTGCAACGTCGATAAGTTCAGCCGTGGCGAGTTCGTTGACATTCAGATCGGCGGGCTGGGCGCGCCGATTCAACGCGCGGCGCTCGAAGATATCGACTACGACAGCTATGTGGTCGGGCCTGAACTGCGTATCACCCCGGTCAACTTCGGTCGCGGCTTCCGCATGGCCGAAGAGGATCTGGACGACATCGCGGATTCCGGGCCGTGGGACGGCGCGAATCTGGCGAAGATGGGTTCGTATCAGGACGTGATGCGGCGCTGGAAACGCTCCTGCATTATCCGCGTCGAGCAAACGATGGCGGATAAGATCCTCAAGGGCACCACAGCCGGTGCGTACGCCGGACGTGATGGTCTGGCTTTGCTCTCAGCCTCGCACGTCACGCTCAAGAACCCCACGCAGACGCAATCCAACGTCACCACCGCCGCGACCCTCTCGCAGGCCAACATCTACTCCGCGATCACGGCTCTGGACACGCAGCTCGACGACCGTGGCGACTGGATCGAGAACACGGGCGGGTACGTTCTCCTCTACGGGCCGACTCACTGGGCGCGCGCCGGCGAGATTCTCCGAACCGAGCGCCAGCTCGACACGCACAACTGGAACAAGAACCTTCTGGTCAACGAAGAGATCACCCCCGTTCCGTGCAAGTACCTCGGCGCGTCGTACACGGGCTGGTGGCTCATCTCCAAGAAACGCAACCCGCTGTGGTGGCTGTGGCGCCAGAAGCCGAAGTACGACGAGAACGTGGACTTCGACGCGAACGCCGTGAAGTACAAGGTCACCATGCGCGGCGCGACGTTCCACAAAGATTGGCGCGGTATCGCCGGCTATCCGACATCGTAAGGAGCGCAAATGGCAGCGACAGGAAAAGCTGGCGAAACCCTCATTGCTGATTTTCAGCCTGCGTTCTACACGCAGAACTATAACGGCAAGCTCTGGATCGCCTCGCTCACCACGGCGTCGGCGATTCCAGCCGCCGCTACCAATGCCACGCCGAACTTCATTATCTGGAACCCGGCTGGTAACACCACGAACGTGGTACCGGTGCGCCTCTCGATCGGGTTCGCCGCTGGTACAGGCATCGCGGGAGCCATCGGCTACACGTACATCCCGAATGCAGGGTCGTCAGTCGGTACTGGCCTGTCGATGTCCGCGTTTACCGCAGGGCCAGCGGTGCAGATGGGACTCGTTGGCACTGCCTACGGCGGAAGCGTGAAGTTTGGAACTGCGGCGACGGTGACCGGAACTGGGCTTGGTATCCCGGTTCGCTTCAAGTGGTCGAATCTGTCGCAGGGCGCTCCTATCACGTCCACGGCGGCGGCGTACTCGCTGTACGAGGATTTCGGCGGCATGTGCATCATCCCGCCGGGCATCGCGTGGTATCTCGATGCTTCGGTGGCGATCGCCGAGACACTGCTGATCTCGCTCGTCGCCTACGAAGCCCCGTTGTAGAATGAGGGAATGCCAACAGTCAAAGGTGTAATCGGCGTATCGGGCGCGGAACTCGCCCGGTACGCCATTTTTTACGACTCCCTGCTCCATCTCGCTACCCCACCACTCACGGCTCTCATTCAGGCACGCGGCGCGAACATCGCGGAGAACCGCAACGGGATCGCCGAGCGCGCGCTGAAGATGGGGGCTGAGTGGATTCTGTATCTGGACGACGATCAGGTGCTCGCCCCGCACACGCTCATCGACCTGCTCGCGCGCAACAAGGACGTGATCTCTGGCCTCTACGTGCAGCGTGAGGCGCCGTTCACGCCGCTCGTGTTCGATCAGGAGGACAGCGAAGGGTACTGCCTGCCGCGCCTTCTCGAACGTGGCGACCGGGGGCTGGTGTCGGTCAAGGCTACAGGAGCAGGGTGCATGCTCGTGGCGACGAATGTTCTGCGCGCGATGGAGGAGCCGTGGTGGAGGCTCGGCCAGATCACGAAGGACGGCTGGGGGGACGATCTGAACTTCTGTCACCGCGTGCGTGAGGCGGGCTTTGAGGTGTGGTGCGATCTGGACGTGGTGGTCGGGCACCAGACGAACGGCACGCTCTGGCCAAAGCGCGGGGAGAACGGGGAATGGTCAACGATTCTCGTTCCACGGAGCGACATGATCGCCGAGTGGCCTGCCGCGATGCGTAGCCCGCTCGTAGGAGTCGCCTGATGAAAGTGCTAAACCTCGGCTGCGGGCGGCGCGATCTGCGCGGACTGGCGGAGGCTGGTACGGAGTGGATTACGCTCGATGCTGATCCGCTCGTCGAACCTGACATCGTGTGCAATCTCGGCAAAGAGCACATCCCGCTGCCCGACAACTCGATCGATACGGCGATCGCCATCCACGTGCTCGAACACATCGGCAGGCAGGGCGACACGGCGGAGTGGTTCGCCTTTTGGGAGGACTTGTACCGCGTGCTGATACCAGGCGGCTCGGTCGAGTTCGAGAGTCCTATCTACTCGTCGGTGTGGGCGTGGGCCGATCCAGCGCACGTTCGCGCTCTCTCCGCCGAGTCGTTCATCTTCTTCGCGCAGGACAACTATCGCATCAAGGACTCGGCCATCTCGCCCTTCAGGATCAAGTGCGACTTCGTTCCAACGGCGTTCGAGATGGGTTCGACGAAGGACAGCTTCCGGGGCGAGCTGCGTGCCGTCAAGCCGCTGCGCGTGTGGTGGGAAGATGCCGCGCCACTTCTGGTGAGTTAAATGCCCTATGCTCCCTCACCGCTCCAACAGGAACACCGCGCCAGGAGCGAGCAGCGCCAGCGTAGCGCCATCGCTCTGCTCATCGTGCTGCTCTGGATTCTGGAGCATCTCGTGCGCCGGTTAGGATTCTGAATGCTCGTTCAGGGACAACCCGGAATGACGTTCGTTGCCATGCAGGTCAATGGGCAGGCCATG